TTATTGAGCCACAAGAATTTAATTTATATAAACAAAAGTATGATGAAAAAATACTAGTACAAACACCATTTAGCAATTTAGGACTTGGAAGTATTCCAGCTAGAAACTTTGTCTGGGAACTAGGGATTAAAACTGGTGCAGAACGCCATTGGATTTTTGATGACAATATTAGAAAAACTAGATATATCTGGAATGGTAGAAAAGTAGAGTGCGACCCTAATATAGCAATTTCTGAAGTAGAAAAATTTACAGACAGATATAAAAATATAGCTATAAGTGGAATGCAATATACTTTTTTTATAACCAAAGGACATAAAAAGCCATTTTATTTAAACAATAGAGTTTATAGCAATTTATGTATTCGTAATGATTTAGACTTTAGGTGGCGTGGTAGGTATAACGAAGATACAGATTTATGTTTACAGGCTTGGTCTAAAAATTGGTGTACTGTTTTATTTAATGTTTTTACCATAGACAAAAATGCTACTTTATCTATGAAAGGCGGGAATATGACAGAACTTTACAAAGAAAATGGTAGATTACAAATGTCAAAAGACCTAGAGAGAGTTTGGCCTTATGTTGTAGAAACTAAAAGAAAATATGGTAGAGCACAACATCACATAAAAAATAATTCTCTACAGTTTGATATTCCACTTATTAGGCGTAAAGATATAGACTGGGATAATCTTGAAAGCGAAAATATAACTTTAAAAATCAAAGAAGTTGATACAGTTAAAAGTGATAAACTAAAAAAATTAATAAAAAAGCATAATGACAGATGAATTTGATATACAACCAGATGAAACTTTTTCAGATTGGAAAAGAAGAAAAGGTGCTGAAAAAGGTTTAAAAGGTTTTGGACAATCTAATTCACAAAAAAATTCCATAGGTTTATGTCCTAATACCAATGAAAAAAAGAATACTTGTAAATGTAAAACTTGTATAGCTAGAAAAAATAGAAACAAAGGTCGCAGAAAACAAAACCAAGCTAGAAAGCTACTTAAAATTCCTAGTAATAGATTTCACGGTGCAGACGCTCACGAAGAAAATTGGAGTACTGGTTTGCGTGTAGAAGTAAAATCTGGGAAACAAGTCCAACCTTTAGTAACAGTTTTTAATAGAGGAAAACTACAATCTGATAAAGCACATATTGCTTATGGTGGAATGTCCAAACCATTTTGTCATATTTCTATGCCAGACGGCAGCAATACAGGAATAATTAGCTTAGAAATTAAAGATTTAGAAAATTTTTGTGTTGAGGTTTTAAAAAACTTTGGCTACGAAATGGAATAAGTAGCGTTTAGTTAGCGTACATTTCTGTAATATCGCTGATAGTTTAGGTATATTAATCTGAAAAATATAAAACGCTTAGAATAAAGCTACTACGCAGATTTTATACAGATATTATTTAATCTAAAATTTAATATTGTAACAGACATAGTATATAATAATTTTACAGCCCAGTTGAAACAATTGGTGTCGGTTGGCTAAGGCCTCCATTTCTTAGCTAGCCGACACCATTGTTTATGGGAGAAAAGGGGAATAATGAATAGACAACAAAGACGAGCAAGTAAATCTAAAAAACAAAACGCATTAAGAAAAGTAGCTGGTGTTTTGGTTAGTAACGAAAACGCTATCGGCTTAGTATCAAGAAGTGCTAAAAGAAAAGGTAAAAAATGAAGATAAATCCAGTATCTGTAGCTGAAATAGCTGAGATTATGCAAGTACCTAGAACAAAAGTAGCTAGTTTGCATTATCACGGCAAGTTGCCAGAGCCAGATGTAGTACTAAAAGCTTGTCCATTATGGGATAAGGACACAATAATTGATTTCCTAGATACAGTAGGAATAGTAGATAACAGGAGAAAAAATAATGAAGAACAGAACAACACAAATACAACTAAGTAAGCCTTGGAATAAAAGCCTAGTTAAAAGTTTAAATAAAGGCTTTGGAAGTATTGACTATGTGGAACATACACAAGTTACACAAAAATTAATAGCGTTAATACCAGACTTAGATATAGAAATTGGTAGATATATCCACGATACAGTAGAAGATGTAAATGGAATTAGACGCAGATTTGTTACTGGTGTAGAAGTAAGAATGAGTGGAACTATTGACGGACACCACATACGCAGACAAGAAGTTGGTATGTGTGATAAGCCATTTTTTCACGCAGACGCAAATAAAGTACACAACAACGGACAAAGAGCCAAAGAGGCTTTATCAGACGCAATTAAAAGATGTGCTATGAGATTAGGCGTTGGAATAGAACTTTATGATACAGATAATTGGCTAAATAAATATTTAACTAATGAATATTTAGAGAGTATAAATCAAGAAAATACTGTAACAGAAGAAGAATAGAATAGCTAATTATGAAAATAGTTAGTGAATTTCCACATTTTAGTATAGTTCCAGAATGGCTTATTGAGAGTAAAATTAGCGATAATGCAATAAGAGTTTATGCAACGCTATGTAGATACGCAGATAAACACGACGGAACTTGCTATCCAAGTATACAAACAATTGGTAAAAGATGTCATAAATCTAGTTCTACAGTTAAACGAGCAATTAAGGAATTGCAAGATTATAACGCCATTGATGTACAACCTAGATTTTTAGATAATCAAGCTGGACAAACCAGTAATCTATATATTATTAAGTTTAATCCAGCTTTTACCAAATATGACACCCAGCCCCATATCAAAAATGACATTGGGGGTAGTTCAAATATGACACACAAACCAAAGTCAATTAACCAAAGTCATATTATTAGTGAAAAAACAAATAAAGGAGAAATATATTTAGCTTTATGTGAAAATCTATGGCAACCAAAAACTAAAAATGAAATATCATCTTTTAATAAAGTTGCTAAGGATTTATCCGAAGTTAATGCTACGGCAGAACAGGTTAAGGACAGAGTATTTATTTATAAGAAAAAATGGCCGACTATGACTTTAACACCATTTGCATTATCTAAAAACTGGACTTTGCTTGGCGAAATGTATGAAACAAGTAAACCAGTAAAATTAAGAAGTTGCGAAACAGACGGACACGAATATTTAGATAGTGGTTTTGTTAATGACGAATATTTATTATTAATTTGTAGATTTTGCCTTGATGAAAAAAAAGAAATAGTAGAATAGAGATATTATGAACTTTGGATTAATGGCAGTTGAATATTATTTATCAACGCAAGATAAATTATTAAGTAAAATAGACGGATTGGTAACTTTACCACCAATGGTAGATACAGACGGTGGTTTAGGATTTTCACATAATAAAACTCTTTATATGGTGGTGGTAAATACCTTTGGCGAATTTGAAGTATCTATAATTAGCGAAAATGAGGACTTGGCATATCTTGAACTTGGCGACGCTAATGAATTAATAAAATTTTTTGAATTACTGCAAAATGATATAGAAATTAAGGATTTCGCAGTTTGGTTTAATTTCTTTAACTAAGCGACACGCATAGTTCGTTTATAAGCGTTTTCTAGCTTACAGTCGTGGTAACCATTACAGAAAAATGACACGGCTGGTAGCGTGGATTTTAAAAAAAATATTATAAAACTTATAATATATCTTAATCTTTGGTTAAGGTAAAACTATGGAAACACAAAATATAAAAAGAAAACTTCAAACACAATCAGTATATCGTGCCGAAGCTATTCTTCCTACAACTTTTAATTATCTCCCAAATAATTTAAAAGCTCTTAAAAACAAAGAAATTTGGGCAAAAGTATTTGATGAAAAGCAACAAGATGATATTTGGAAAAAAGTAAAAAGTGAAGTTTATTTAGGTTACAAACCTACTAATAAACTAATTAATAAAATGGTTAAGGAAAAAATTTACAGTAAAGCGTTTTATAAAAAATATTTTAGACCAATAACCATTGATTGCAAAGGAAATGAAGGCCCTTGCAGATACCAAGTTGGTTTTATTACCTTAAAAACTTGGGCAGATGACGCAGTTTTGCTACACGAATTAGCACACCAATATGGCAGACAACACGACAGTAGATTTGCTACTGCTTATTTAATGTTGGTTGGTAGATTTATAGGACATAAAGCTCAGGTAGAACTTATGGCTAGTATGCGTAAAAACAATGTGGAATGGAACGGAAGTTTTGTACACAGTAAACAATGCTATCTAGAAAATGGTTTCCCAGAACTTGCAGTAAATGCAGGTGGACAATGTACAACTGGTGCAACCAAAATGAATTTAGGTTGGCAAAAAAGAAATTTGTACTAAAGGAATGTTAAGGTAAAACTATGGATTACGGAATTAAAAAAACTAAAACAAATGGATTTTGTCATAACTGTAATCGTGGGTTACACAGAAGAACTGGTAATGTAGTTTTTCATAATGGACTAAACGATTATGTTTCAGTATGCAAATTTTGTTTATTGGAACAACCAAGTTACGGCAGAAAATAAAAGGGGGAATTATGAAAGCTATACCAACTATAGCTATAAGTAATTTAAAGGAAAGCCAAGACGCTTATACTTTAATTGATTTACTTAAAGCTGGTTACAAACAAACAATGCAAGAAAATTATGAAATCAAAAAATTATTTCAAAGTAATAATAATTTTTCGGACATAAAATTTGCACAATATATAGCTCTAGAAAATAGTTTTAAACAAACAATAGTTTTGTTAGAAGAACTGGAAAAAAAGATAGAGTTAATAGACAGATTAAACATACACGCAGAAGAAATGGCAGGTGGATTTTAAATGACTACAAATAATATTGATTTGCTACTTATTACCTATTGTTTATTAGCATTTTTAATTTTAGGTGCTTTATTAGGCCAAGTAGCTTATAAGGTAGCAGTAATACTAGGTTTTGGAAACTATGATAGTTTGTCATACAAGCTAGATAGTTTATATCAAGAACTAGAAACTGGAAAAGAAATCAATGTAAAGGATTTTTTAAATGAGAATTAATATGAATAATCATTTTAATAGCAATAGCGTTGTTGCTGATTTGGAAAATGTAGATAATGATATTGATTTTAGTATTATTAAAAATAGAGGATTTTTAACAAAAAGAGTTTATTATAGATTGCGTTTTAGTCATAACAACGATAATGCAACAATAAATTTAAACACAGAACAGTTAAAAAAACTAGCAGAACATTTAGATACTTATGTAAAATCTGGTGCTTATCAAAAAAGAGCAGACGCACAAACTAGCTTAATGAAAACTGTAATATGATAGAAACTTATTTTGAACATACTTGTACCAACTGTAATGATAAATTAAAGTTGTATCACTTAAATTGGTTAGCAATTATGTGTAAATTTTGCAAACAAGAAATTAAAATCCAAAATATAAAAAATGATAATACAGAAATTGTTACAACGATTTATAAAAATGGAAACAGGGAAAGAATAAATTAGGAGAAATTATGGAACAAGAAAATATAGTTTTATTTGAGGACGCAGTAAAACATAGAACAACTGGTGGTAGCGAAATCGTAATGCAGTTTGAAAATAGCGAAACAGTTGTAATTCCAATTGGTGCTGATGACTGGGTTTGTGATTTATGCAATAAAAGACTAGAAGTAATAGCCGAAAACGGCGAAAAGATAACTCAGTTATCTTTAAATGGCAACCAAACACTTTGTATGGAATGCTGGACTAGAATTTTTAAAGAAGATAATACTTTATTTGACAATGTTAAACATTGTAGTTGTTGCATAAATCCTAAAGCTAATCTTTATGCTTATAAAGAAGAAGAAAATGGTTTTAAATCTTTTATGAGATTTGAAAATGAAAACCAAGCAGAAGAATTTGCTAATACTTTTACTGAAATCACTAAACAATTAGTTATTTTTCAAAGACTAGAAACTGATAAGCAAGAGGAAGAATAATGAGTGATTTTAAAGGTAATGAATTTTATGACGCACTTGAAACTAGAAAAAAGCAATACGACAATGATAAAAAAGATAGAAAAGTTATTGCAACTATAGAAGTAGAATTTACTGTTGATTATTCTACTGCTAATGATAGTAAAAAACTAAGAGAATTAATTAAAACAGAAATGCGAGAAAATTCACAAAACATACAATATCGTTTAAAAGGTGTAAGTTTGTTTAAATACTGGGATAATAACGACCAATAAAGCGTTTCTAAGCGTTTCTTAGCTATCCGTAATGGTTACCACGACTGCTATAGCCTACGCTGGTAGCGTGGCTAGTAGAAAAAAGTTTTATAATTTGTTTCATATTTGTTTAAATCTGTGGTTAAAGTACTAACTATGGAAACACAAACAAACAAACTAGAAATGGAGAAACAAATGGAAAATTTAAAAAAATTCCGTAAGAACGACTTTGATGTAAATGTAGCTGACTTTACATTTGCTCAAGAAATCTGGGATTGGCAAAATTTTAACTCTATATACAATAAAGCTGATTTTGACACACCAGAACTAAGAGAAGAACTTAATAAAATTCGTAATGAAGTTTTTCAACGAATGATTGAGAAATATCCTAATCTATATACAGAAAGCAATAACGAATTTATTAAAACAGTTATTTCTGATGACGCTATAGATGTTATGACAAATGGTGGTACTCAATGTGTAGCTTGTAATGCTCATATTAAATACAAAATGCCTTTTCACAATACTGGCGATAATGGTTATACAGAATTTGTAGCATTAGGTCAAGACTGTGCTTATATTCTAGACCAAAAAACTGACTTTGAGGCTTTAGCTATTAGACAAAAAGAAGCTGAGGAACTTGCTAAGAAAAAAGCAGAATGGGCTATGAATAAAGATAATTTCAAAGCTGAATATCCTGCTTTATACCAAGCCGCAGAATATTTTTCTCAAGATAACTACAATCACATAATTGTAGATATTTTCTCAAAAATTAAATGGGGTTTATCTGAAAAGCAAATCGCTTTCTTAGAAAAACTATGTTTACAAGCTTGGGCAAATGAAGTAGCTAGAAATTGGCAATTAATGACTAAGGTTGTGCCACATACAGCTGGTATGCAAACTGTTCCAGTTACAATTACTAGATACTATGTAAACGATAGTGGATTTACTAAAACTTTGTTTCATACAGAGGGTAATTCCAAAATCTTTACTGGTAAAACTCAACAATTAGCATCTTCAAAAGTCTGGTATAACTTTTTCTACCAAGATGAAGAACAAGAGGAACTAGAAATGATTTGGTCCAATGACACAACAAAAGCTAATCGTAAAAAGTACTTTGACTTTGAATACTATCCACAAGGAACTAAAGGACTACTTACTATTGACTTAAATGTAGCTGACAATGATGACACAGTTGGTTTTGGTAAAATAATCAACTTTGTACCAACATCATTTCCAGCTTAAATCTGTAACAACAATTGGTAATAATAAAAAATAGGAGATAATTATGACAATGATAAAAATACTAGATAAAAATGATTTTGTTAATGAAATGCTTAACTGGGAACAGAACAAGTTTTCAGCTGAGGCATTAAAAGTTATTTTTGATATAGAAGAAGAAATAAATGATGAGTACAAAAGGCTAGATAAATCAATTATTTATCAAAGTTATCACGAATACGAAAGCGAAAAAGAACTTTTAGATGATTATCAAAGTTGTGATACAATGGAAGATGTGGAAAATCATACTACAGTTTGGAGAATTTCTGATAGTGGTGGATTGTTAATCAATCCTTTCTAGAGTGTTTCCGTAATCAGTCACTACCAGAAACGCAAAGCATTAAGCCACCAAAACGGTGGCTTTTTGCTATTATAATAAGGAACACAATGGCAAATGATAAACCTTACAAGTTAATAGACGAACAATTACAAGAACGGCTACTACAAGCTATTCGCTTAGGTGCTTATATTGAACACGCTTGTTATTACGCTGGAATTAGAAGTTCTACTTTTCGTGAATGGAGACAAAAGGCTAGTGAAAATATAGAGCCATACGCAAGTTTCTGGATAAGAGTTAATGAGGCTGAAAGCGAAGCTATTATGCGTAGATTAGCAAGAATAGAACAAGCTGGTAAAGACGGAAGTTGGCAAGCAGACGCTTGGTATTTAGAAAGAAAATATCCAGATAAGTTTGGTAGAAAAGAAAAATTAGAATTAAGTAGCGACCCTAACGCACCAGTAGAAATAGAGTTAAATTGGTCTGACGGCAATAAACTAGATAGAGAAAAAGAGATAATTATTGATGACGCAGATATTGTAACAGACAATACAGTAATATTTCAGGGTAAGGAAGTTAATTTAGAGGAAGAATAGTGGCTATTAACGAGCACGAAAAATTTCTTGCTGATAAAGTTAAGGGGGATATTGGCGAAGAATATATACTTAATAAGTTTACTGGTAGACATTTAGAGGCTTATCCAAGCCATAGTGTAGGTTTTGATTATAGATATTCTGATGTCGCCGTTTATTATAAAGGCTATTTCCTAACTTTAATAGAAGTTAAATCAGAACAACACCAATGGGAAGAAACTGGAAATCATTATTTAGAATATAGTTATAAAGGTAGAAAAAGTGGAATTTCTAGTACAGAAGCTAGTTGGTGGGCAATTTTGCTATTTAAAAAAGATAATTCAGTAATAGAACTAATAATTCCAGTAGATAAGCTAAAAAATCTAGCTAGAAACTATATAGGAACTAAAAGAGATGTAGCTGGTGGCGACAATAAACATACTAGAGGTGTCTTAATTCCAATAGATGAATTAATTAATTTACACAATTTATACGGATATAAACGATAAATCATCAAAAATGGCGACTATAAAAAGAGATAATACGATTTTAAGCGTTTCTAAGCGATAGTTAGCTAGTTGTCGTGGTTACCTAATCGGCTATAGACACAGCTTATAGCGTGGATTTCTAAAAAAAATATTATAAAATTTATAACAATACTTAAATCTGTGGTTAAATTTATACTTATGGAAATACTAAATAATAAGCTAGAAATGGAGAATAAAATGTTAGCTGACACAATACTAGTAAAAACAATAAACGACACAATAGTTGATTTTGAAAATCAAACTCAACAAAAATTTAAAATACAAAAAGCTGGACAAGTTGTTTCTTTATTTGAATTATTAAATAATCTACACAACGAAAATGCTACAACAATATCTCTTGAAGATGATAACTGGGATAGTGGAATAAACAATAACGGCTTTGTTAAGGTTTTGAATTTTCTTTCTCACATAAAGGAAGTTCAAAATAACCAAGATAGAAAATCTTGGGAAAGAAAAAATCTAAATAGAAATGGAGATAACTAAAAATGAATATAAACAGACAAACTGTACAATTTAAAAAAGCAGAACTTGAAACTGCTAAAAGTGCGGTAAGCAAAGCTGAAGGTCAAGTATTTTTAGCTCAACAACAACTTAAAGAAGCAAAGAAAAAAGTTGAAACTTTAACTAAATTGGTTGAGGGTGTAAAACTTGGTGTTGCAGAATTAGAATATGAGGAAACTGGTTGTAGAACACCAAGCCTACATTGGCAATTAGATAATTCAGATTGTGAATGTAAAACTACATATTTCAAGCAATCAGCAGAAAGCTGGATTTGTTACGAAATGTCAGCAGATAACTAAATACTAACTAAACTGCCTCTATTAATTTAGAGGCTTTTTAGTATTTGCTTTAGTATTGCTAGTAATACTGATAGACTTAGATTATGGAAACAGAATTACTAAATAGTAATATACGCAAGTTTAAAGTTAAGTTACCAGAATTACACGAAGGACAAATACAAGTAGCACAATCAAATGCTAGATTTAAAGTTTTAGCTGCTGGTCGTAGGTGGGGAAAAACAAGACTTGGTGTTTGGTTATGTTTAGAACAAGCGTGGCGTGGAAAAAGAGCTTGGTGGATAGCACCAACTTACGCTATGGCTCTAGAGGGTTGGAAAGATTTAAGAAATATTGGTGTAGAGTTTGGAACGATTATTAAGGAAAGCGAAAAGACAATAATTACTCCTACTGGTGGTATGGTATCAATTAAATCATCAGATAATCCAGATAGGTTAAGAGGTGCTGGATTGGATTTCGTAGTATTAGATGAATGTGCCTTTATGAAAGAAAATGTATGGGCAGAGGTAGTAAGACCAACACTAACAGAACGCAGAGGTGGTGCTTTATTTATATCAACACCAAAAGGTTACAACTGGTTTAGTAAATTATTTGATAACGCAGAAAAGCTACAAGATTGGGAGAGGTGGCAATTACCTAGTCAAACTAATCCATTTGTACCTTTAGATGAATTAGCAATAGCTAAAACAGAAATAGGTAGCTTTCTTTATTCACAAGAGTATGACGCACAGTTTGTAGAGTTATCTGGTGGTTTATTTAATAACCAATGGTTTAAGTATTTTGATTATGGTTATGAAACTGTTTATGATAATAAAGGTTATGAAAAAGATAGACGAATTATTAAATTTGATAAAAAGCAAGTGGCGTTTGATGACCTACGAATTATCACAAGCGTGGATTTGGCTACAAGTACAAAAGAAAGTGCTGACTATACAGTTGTATCTACAATCGGTGTTAGCAAAAATCAAGAAGTTTTTGTCTTAGAAGTAGTTAGAAAAAGACTAGAAGCACCACAAGTATTAAGACTTTTACAAGCAACTTATGATAAATGGACACCAGAAATAATTGGTGTTGAAAGAGCAGGTTACCAACTAGCTTTTATACAAATGGCTAGAAGTCAAACCAACTTACCTATTAGAGAATTAAAGGCAGATAAAGATAAATACTCACGAGCTTTGCCTTTATCTGCTAAAATGGAGGCTGGACTTGTGTACTTCCATAATTCTAATGATTGGTATTTGGAATTAGAAAAAGAGCTACTACAATTTCCAGCAGGAGAACACGACGACCAAGTAGATAGTTTGGCTTATGGAATTTTGCAGATAGCGAAAAAGAAAGAGTTTAGAGCATATTGAAAGAACACATTTGTAGGATTGGCTTTGGGTGGGTTGTTCCTTTGGGTGTGTTCAGCAACTCACTCATAGCCACAAAGGAGATAAATGGCTGAAAGGCGTAAATTAAGCGATATATTATTCGGTAGAGTAGAAACGAATAATGAAGATTATAAAAGATATAATTTTTTTAGAGATGAAGATAGTTTATATAACAATACTTCTTATATTCAAGGTTGGAATACTAGAGCTGGTTATTTTGATGTAACAACACTAGGTAATGGAAGTTCCAATTCAGCAGTTACTGCTTGTTTACAGTTATTAGGAACTAGCTTTGCTGAGGCACACCTAATGATTAAAACCATAGACAAAACAGACGGATTAGAAAAAGAATTAGTAAGACACCCATTAACACAATTAATGAGAAGACCTAATCCATTTATGTCTGGCGACATTGTTTCACAATATATTATTAATGCTATGCACATTTCTGGCGACGCTTATTTATTAAAACAAAGAAACAATGCAGGTAAATTAGTTGCTTTATATCCATTAATGCCTGAACAAGTAACACCTAAAGGCAATAACAATGAATTAATTACACATTACGAATATGAAACCAACAATCAAAAGATTATGGTTATGCCTAATGATATGGTACATATAAGACTTGGATTAGACCAAACAAATCATAGAAAAGGTTTTGCACCATTACAAACAGTATTAAGAGAAATTTACGGAGATGAGGCTGCTGGACAAATGGCAACGGCTTTATTATCTAACTCTGGTGTTCCTAATGTCTTAATAACACCAAAAGATGACTACGGACCAACACAAGAAGAAGCTGAACAAATACAAAAAACTTATAGAGAAAAAGTTGGTGGAAAAAATAGAGGTATGCCTTTAGTTTTAAGTGGCCAAATGGAAGTAACTAAAATGGCTTTTAGTCCTACTGAATTAGATATTGGAACTTTAAGACGAGTACCAGAGGAAAGAATATCAGCAGTATTAGGTGTTCCTGCAATATTAGCTGGTTTAGGTGCTGGATTAGATAGAGCTACTTATTCCAATGCTAAAGAACTAAGAGAATTTTTTACAGAGAATAAGTTAATACCACTATGGAAACAAGTATCTGAAGAATTAACACAACAAGTATTGCTTAGAGATTATGAGGTTAATGAAGATATAACATTTGCAGAATATAATTTCTCAGAGGTAAGAGCATTACAACAAGATATGGACGCTATGTATAACAGAGTTAATATTGGTGTTCAAGGTGGTTGGATTACTATTGCTGAAGCTAGAGAAATAGTTGGACTTCCTGTTGATGAAAGCCAAGATGTTTATATGTTAGACAGTAGGAAAATATTGGTGCCAGTTAATGAATTATCCACCACAGACAGTATGGAAAACGCTAATACAGACGATAGCGTTACGATAGACTACGAAGATGATACAGAAACCGAAGATGATATGGAAAACCAAAAAGAATATAAGGTTATCAAAGAAATAGACGGAGAGTATTGTGTTATTGCTGAAGATAGTGGAAAAAATATGGGTTGCTATCCTACTAGAGAATTAGCTGAGGCAAGATTAGAACAAATAAGTAGATATTCCAATACTGAAAAAAATGGATAAAGGTTTATACGACGACTTAAATTTTACAATTCCTAAAGGTGCTAAAGAGGAAGCCAAAAGAGGTTTAGCTTGGCGTAAAGAATTTGGTAGAGGTGGAACAGATGTTGGTCTTAACTCTGCAAGATATATTATTAACAATACTGTAGCTGGTGCAGAAAAAGTTAGACATATAGCTAAGTACTTTCCTAGACACGAAGTTGATAAAAGAGCTGAAGGCTGGAGGCCAGGAGAAAAGGGTTATCCTAGCAATGGAAGAATTGCTTGGGCTTTATGGGGTGGTAATGCTGGTCGTGATTGGTCTAACAAACTTGTTCGTGCTATGAATAGACGAGATGAAAAAGCTAATTCTGCATTTGAATTAATTAAGCGTAGAAATATATTAAGAGAAAATGATTGGGATTATAGATTAAAAAGATTTAGAAGTCCAGAAACTAAAGAAATACTATATAAAGAACACGATAAACTTTTAACACAATGGGAAAAAGCAATCCAAGAATTATATTTTGATTTATTACAGACACAAGATTTAAAAATATTTAGTTTATTAAAACAATATCCAGCTCAACAAATAGGTGTTAATGCAATAGTTAATTCTGCAATAGATGAAAATACTAAACTATGGTCTCCAGATGTATTTGATTATTATGTAGCACTAGCAAATGACTTTGCTTTTTATCAATTAGATTTATTGTTACCAAACAAAAAAGAAATGCCTTATGTCATACCTTATAAGACTAAAGAAAGTAGAACTGAAATAATAGAACAAGGCTTTTTTTATAGATTAGTTAGTGTTGGAGATTTTCCAATACAAAAGTTAAGTGATAACTCAGAAGTAAAAGCATATATAGCTGGTATGGTAGATGATTTATTACCTAAGTTATCTGCAACAAGTAAAAAAAGATTTGAAAAACAATTTGCATTAGCCTTACAAGAGGCTTTGGACTTAGGATATACAGGTAGCAAGTTAAGTAATTATGTAGCAAATAATGTAAAGAAAAATTTAAGTAAATTAAACCTAACTAGAGCATTAACTATAGCTACTACTGAAAGCAACAAATTAGCAAATTTAGGTAGGCAAATAGGTGCAAAGTCTACAGGAATAGTTTATACTAAGGAATGGATTTCTCAAAGAGACGGAAAAGTCCGTGACGCACATATAGTACTGGACGGAACAGAAATAAATGAGAACGAACAGTTTAACTATAATGGCTATAAGCTAGATTATCCAGGAGATAGTTCTTTGGGAGCAAGTCCAGATTTAACTGTAAATTGTAGGTGTTTTTTAAACTACCACGAAAAGAGGATATGAGTGAAAGAATTTAAAGATAAAGACTTACTATCGTTTGAAGATAACGGAACAGTAAGCGCAGTATTTAGTGTATTTAATGAAATTGATAGCGATAATGATGTAGTACTTCCTAATTCAATTAAAAGTGGCTATGGCGATAAAGGTGTTGCTATGGTTTGGGGGCACGATTGGAAAAACATTATTGGTAAAGGACAAATAATTCAAGATAATGACAAAGCAGTTTTTAAAGGTCAATTTAATTTAAACACTACTGCTGGTAAAGAGGCTTACGAAACAGTTAAAGCTATGGGAGATTTACAACAATGGTCTTTTGGTTTTGAAGTAAAGGATAGCGAAATGGGAATATTTAAAAAAGAAAATGGAGAAGAAAAAGAAGTTCGTTATCTAAAAGATTTAAAAGTCTGGGAAGTTTCGCCTGTAATGGTTGGTGCTAATCAAAATACTTATACTGTTGCAGTTAAAGAACAAAAAGAGCCAGAGGACGAAATTACTGAAGAAGTAATAGAGGAAAAAGAAAACACAGGATTAAGATTTGCTGATGAGGTGGACAACTTGCTTATCAAAATGGTCACTTTATTAACAAGAGCTAAGGAGCTTACTGCCTTACGCTTGGGCAAAAATAAACAACTATCTGATAGTTCAGTAGAAGAAATGGAAAAATTAAAGGACGCATTACAAGATATGCATCAAGATATTGATACATTACTTCGTGTTGGCTCAGATAGTTATGAACAAGTAGAAATAATTGATGAATTAGATGTAAATGAATTGTTTAGAGAAACAAGTAATTTATTATCTGAAACATTAGATATAGGAGAAAATGATATAAATGAGTAAAAAAGATAATGTATCAAAGCTCCACAACTTAAGAGAAGAACTCGCTAAATTTGCTGGTGAAAAAGATTTTTCTGAATTTACCGCAGAGGACAAAGAAAAGTGGGCTCAAATGAATACAGACGCTAAAAAATTAGCTGATGACATTAGAGAACAACAATTATTTGAAAAGCAAGTTAAAGATAACCAAGTGGAAGTTGAAAAAGGAAATGAAGTAACTTCTTTACCTATTCACGAAGAAAAGGCACAAAAGCCATTAACACTTGGAGATGAAGTTAGAAATTCAAGAGCATTTAAAGCTTTTATGGAAGAAGGACAACTTAATATTTCATCAGAAATTAAGTACAATCCAATTCTTGAAAAGAAAACTCTTGTAGATGAGGCTTCAGCTTATCCACCTGCAGTTGTGAGAAGTGATTTGATTTACCCTACTGCACTTAGAAATCCTAATGCAGTTATTGATTTGTTTTCGGTTATTCCGACAAACCAATTTCAATATAAATATCTAGAGGAAACTACATTTACAAACAACGCCGCTGAGGCTGCTGAGGCAGCTGCATTCGGAGAAAGTGCTTTAGCATTTACAGAAAGAACAGAAAACATTAGAAAATTCGGTGTTTCTATTCCTGTAACTGAAGAACTTTTATCTGATGTTGCGTCAGTAAATGGTTATCTAGATAGTAGATTAAGAACAATGTTACAGTTAAGACTTGATAGTGAGTTGCTTAACGGCGACGGGTCTGCTCCTAACATTACTGGTGTATTGAATAAGTCTGGTATTAATACCTTTGACTTTGCTTCATACGCAGGTAACTTAGGAAGAATTGGACAATTATATCAAGCAATTACTGAAATTAGAAAAGACGCATTCCTAGAGCCAGATGCAATTATTATGCACCCTAGTGATTGGAATGATGTTGTAACCGCAGTTTCTTCAGACTTTGCTGGAACTTCATCTGCTGGATATACAGAAAAATCTCCACTTTTTGTTGGAGCTGGTATGTTTGGTAATGGTGTAACACCTAGCATTTGGGGCGTTAGAGTTGTACCTACAACTGCAATCGCAGCTGGAACTGTATTGGTTGGTGTGTTTGGTGGAGGTTTAGCTTCACATATCGTGTCTAGAGCAGGTATGGAAGTAGCTATGTCCGATAGCCACTCAGACTTCTTTACAAAAGATAAAGTAATGATGAAAGCAAGTATGCGTTTAGGTTTCGCAATCTATCGTGCAACTGCTTATTGTTCAATTACAAACTTTTAATTAAGTTATGGTTTTGTTCTCGCACTCATCTTATTTGGTGGGTGCAGAACAGACTAATAAGAAAAGGAAAAAAATGAAATTAGCAAAAGATTTATATGAAAAAGACGGAGAATTTGTCTTATCAGACGGACACCCAAAAAAATGGGCAGGTCAAGGTTGTCATTTAGTAGCCAGAAAAGGTAGTGAAATATCTGATGTTGAGGCTAAAGAATATGGCATTGCTAAGGAAACAAAAGCTAAAGAGCCAAAAGAAAATAAAGCTAAGTAGGTTTTAAATGGCAGACCAGTATGTTGATAAAGATGATGTTAAAAATAGAATTGGTTTATCAGGTACTGGTCAAGACAATAATATTGATAATGCTATTAACGCTGCAAGTAGACAAATAGACGCTATTTGTGATAGGCGTTTCTATGTAGATAGTGCAGTAAATATAAAATACTATAGTCCAACAAATGGTTTTTATTTATTTACAGATGATATAGCTACAACAACAGGTTTAATTGTTCAGTTAGATACTACAGATGACGGAACTTATGATACAACCTTAACTTTAAATACAGATTTTATATTAAAACCAATTAATCCAAAAATAAATAGAATTGTAGACGGAACTACATACTATTGGCCTTATACAGAACTAGAAATTTTAGCTACTAGAAGTAGTGAACGATTTGATAATTTAATCCAAAAAAATGTAAAAATTACTGCAAAGTTTGGTTGGTCTAGTATTCCAGACGCAATTAAAGAGGCTACAATTATACAAGCTACTAGGTTATGGAAAAGAAAAGACACACCATTTAATGTATTTGGTAATGAACAAACTGGGCAACAAGAATTATTTAGTAAAATGGACCCAGACGCTAAAGAGCTAATTAAAGGTTACATTAAGAGAACTTTATAATGCAATTTCAATTTCAAGGTGGTCGTCAATTAGCTAAACGACTAGAGCTTAACGCATTAGCAGGTGTAGCTTTAAGAAACTTTTTTTCAAGATATGGTCAATTAATAGTTACAACTGCAAAACACGAGGCACCAAGATTTTCAGGAGATTTAAGAGGTAGTTTAACTTTTAGACAGGTACAGGGTTTAGGTGGATTACCAGAAGGAATTGATGTTTTCTCTAGAAGTAACTATGCTTTATTTGTACACGGCTTTTATGATGAAAATTATAAACTTAAAAAGCCTTGGTCTAGGACTAAACCACATTGGCCACCTACAAAAGCTATTAAGCCGTGGGCAGACGCTAAAGGAATACCAGTCTTTTTAGTACAAAAGTCTATAGCAGAAAAAGGAACACCAATTATTCCATTTTTTAAGATTGCTATTAAGAAAAATGAAGCTGAAAAAAGAGCATTATTAGCTGGTACAGGTCTTAAAATAGAGGCACAATGGAATGCAAGTAGAAGATTACCAAAAGGAAGTTTAAATGGCTAGTTTAACAAATATAAGAAATGAATTAAAAAATAATTTATCTAACATATCTACTTTATCTGTATATGGT